AATTAATTCTAAATTTGTATTGGTACTCGTTCCCCAAGTACCCGACTCATCGCCTGTAGCGATTTCTTTAAGTCTTAAATCATTTACATAAGTTGCCATGTTTAAACGTCCTCTTTTTTAATTAAATCATTTTTAAGCTACTTTATCCACCCAATTAGGTGTTTGTGATGGGCTTACTTCGCTATAACTTGTAGTTGTTTTACTTATATCATTCCATTCTGTTGTTTGACCCGGAACTACAGGTGTCCAAACTAATAAAGATGTTATTTCTCCTGTTCCTTCTACGCCTGTAACTTCAACAGAAACATGTATTGTAATTGTTAATTCACCAATTTGTCCTGTACTAGCACTTTGCGTAACAGAAATAACATTATCATTAACAGTGCTAATTGTGCCTAACGCACTTGTAGCAGCTATTCCTGTCGGATAAACATTTGCGTCACAAGTAACTGTTTCATCGCCTTGTGATATTGTTGAGGCAGCACCGCTAACACCTACAATCGCTACACCATTTGCAACAACTGTGCCTATTGCACCAGTACCAGCTACTCCTGTTTCACTAACATTGGCATCACCGCTTACTGATTCGCTACCTAAAGCACTTGTACCAGCTACTCCTGTTACAGAAAGATTAGCTATACCTGTAACAGTTAAACTATTTACTGCTCCTGTGCCTGCTACTCCTGTCTCACTAACAGTTGCACCAGCAGATATACTTAATGATCCTAATGCACTTGTTCCAGCAACACCAGTTTCTGTAACATTAGCGACACCAGTAACAGTTAGACTGCCGATACCACCTGTAGCTGCAACGCCTGTCTCTGCGACATTGGCATCACAACTAACAGTTTCTGTTCCTAAAGCAGTAGTTCCTGCAACACCTGTTACATTAACTGTAACATTAACAATTGCAGGTTCACCCCAAGGACCAGCACCCCATGTGGATCGACCCCAACCAGACATAACTGGTTTACGCTATTCTAATAACAG